TGCAAATCCTCACCAATCGTGTTGCACGTAATACAATAAAAAAGGATGTGTAAACGTCCCTCTCTATTTCAAGATGAAATCTACAGGTGTGCATGAGTCAGTCAGAGATGGCTGGCTATTTTTGTTTACAAACATAGGAGGTTACGACATGGACTATCGAGACTTGCCTATTTGGATTATGGCAGGTCTTATATTGATTGTCGTATTCCTTTTAGCGTGGTGGCTATCATGAAAAATACAGAATACGGATATACCAGTAAAATTGAGCAACACTGCTGTCGTGACTTAGAACGTTGGTTGGCTGATAAGAATAAACGTGAGCGTCGTGCTAAGAAGCATGGCACTTTTAATTTGGAAAAGAGACGGAGGCGTGGTGATATGTAATGAGTAAACGAGTTGACCAAGCATACTTAGATTATGCGGGCGGAATGAAGTATAAAGATATTGCTGAAAAATATGGAATATCTATTAATACAGTTAAGTCATGGAAAACCAGATATAACTGGAAACGTGATAGTAAACCAGCTAAGAGTTCAACGGGTGCAAAAAAGGGTGCACACAAAGCAAAAAAGGGTGCACACAAAAATGTCGAGGTTGCAGTAGATGAGTTAGCTAACAATAATAATCTCACTGAAAAGCAGAAACTATTTTGCTTGTACTATTTGCAGAGATTTAATGCCAGTTGGGCATACCAGAAATCATATGGTGGTTCTTACGATACTGCACGCTCAGAAGGCTCTAAGAGCCTAGCAAAGCCAAACATTAAAGAGGCTATTGGCAGGTTACGTAAGGAACAGCAAACGGAATTATATATCACTGCTACGGATATTCTAAAAGAGTACATCAAACAGGCTACATCCTCATTAGGTGACGTTTTAGAGTACACCACACACGATATTTATCTAGAGACTGAAAATGGTGATCCAATAGTTGATAAAGAGGGCAATCCTGTTGAATATCAACGAATTAACTTAAAACTTAAGCCAGAAGATGAAATCGATTGGTCAACAATCCAAGATATCCATTTAGGTCGTGATGGCTTAGTTGTTAAGCTGTATGACAAGCAAAAGGCCATGAAGGAATTAATTGACCGGCTGCCAGAGCCTGAAATTGAGGATGTAAAGCAGGATAGTTTCTTGAAGGCAATTATGAGTGCCAAGGATAAGAAGGACGGTGAGAGCGAGTAATGAACAATCAGTTTAACTACGTGCCGTTCTCTCCTAAACAATTAGATGTTTTAAATTGGTATCTTGACCCACGATTGTTTGATATTGATGATGTGCAGTCAGCCATTAAGGTTAATCCGGAATGGACTAATCGACGGGATTATGAAGCTATTATCTGTGATGGGTCGGTTCGTGCTGGCAAAACGCTCGTGATGTCCATGAGTTATGTTGAGTGGGCTATGATGAATTTTGATCAAGAGCAATTTGGTATCGCTGGTAAAACGATTGGATCGCTAAGACGTAACGTGATAAGACCGTTGAAGCGTATGCTGATTGGCCGTGGATACGTGGTTAAGGATAGACGTGCAGACAATTTGCTAGAAGTTAGTCGTGGAAAACACGTTAACTACTTTTTCGAGTTTGGTGGTAAAGATGAAGGAAGCCAAGACCTAGTCCAAGGAATTACGGTTGCTGGCTTCTTTTTTGATGAAGTAGCATTGATGCCTCAATCATTTGTTAACCAAGCGACTGCACGTGCATCAGTTGATGGTTCAAAGTTTTGGTTTAACTGTAACCCAGCTGGTCCTTATCATTGGTTTAAAACCGAGTGGCTAGATAAGCTGGAACAGCACAAAGCACTTCATATCCACTTTACAATGCCTGATAATCCTTCGCTATCTACTGCTACTAAAGAACGATACGAGCGGATGTACACAGGCGTGTTCTACCAACGTTTCATTGAAGGCAAGTGGGTACTAGCCGACGGAGTTGTTTACGATAACTTTGACAAGGACACAATGACAGCTGACCCGCCTGATATGAATACAATTACAAAATATTATGTTTCGTGTGACTACGGTGCTTTGAACCCTACAGTTTTCTTACTGTGGGGTTTTTCTAATGGAGTTTGGTATTGCTTGAAAGAGTATTACTACAATGCTCGTGACAAAAGCAAAGAGAGCAACCATTTGCAAAAGAGTGATGACCAGTATGTGAACGATTTAAAACGATTTTTAGGTCGAATTTCTGCTCCAATTATTCTTGATCCTTCGGCTGTTCATTTTGCCATTAAGTTGCAGCAGAGTGGCTTTACCGTAATACCCGCCAACAATGACGTGTTAGATGGCATACGGCTGACTCAATCCTTAATGAGCAATGGCAAGATTAAGTTTGCTAATGGACTGACCAATTTATTTAAAGAGCTGGCAAGCTATGTTTGGGATGACAAAGCTGCTCAACATGGTGAGGACAAAGTTGTTAAGGAACATGACCATGCGTGTGATGCAATGCGTTATTTCTGCATGAAAGTGTTAGCGCCAAACAATGTGCAACAAGGTATACAACTATATGATAACTATTAGGAGGTGAATGTTGATTGAAATCAAGACCAAGGAACATGCAGGACTTCATATTAAGTGGTCAGCCGCTTGATAAAAAGAATCTTAGCAGTGATGGTGATGTCGCATTAAGTGAACGAGTAACTATTACGGATGATGACGTATTCTTATATTCATCAACTGCAGATGTTTTACAAAATCTAGATGATATTAAAGCGATTGTTAACTATCATGAACAATTTATTTCACCTAAATACAAGGTTAAGCGTGATTACTATAAGGGACGCCACCATACGATTATTGAAGCTCCGGATAAGCCACTTAACAAGCCTGACAAACGGTTAATTATCAACTTACCTAAAAAGCTGGTAAACACGTTTAATGGCTATTTTAGTGGCGAACCAGTAACTATTAAGCATCAAGCTAAAGGTATTGATGATGATGCCTTGAATGACCAGATTCATGGCTGGTTAAATGATAATGACTATGCAGATGTGTTCAGTGAGTGGACTAAGCAAGCAGATATCTATGGACGTTCATATTTGTACCTATATCAGGTCGACAGCGAACTACAAATGACGGTTTGTTCTCCGAGGGACACGATAGTTGTCTATGACGATAGTGTTCGACACAAGCCAATGTTTGCGATTAGATATTCTACGGTTGCAAATAATCAATACGACACCTTGATTACTAAAGAAGCAGATTATGAACTTAATGATGCAGGCAACAGTTTTTCCATTACCAATGCCTCAGATGACAATGTAGATTCAGTAAGCAAAGAATACGTACACAAGTTTCCAGAGTTACCAGTCATTGAACTGGCAGAAGATGATGAACGTACGGGTATCTTTGATGATGTAATCAGTTTGGTTGATGAGGTCGACACGACACAATCTGAGAAAGGTAACGACATTAGCTCATTTGCTGATGCTTATCTAGTTGTTACCGGTCAAAAGCTGACCCCGGAACAGTTAAATGATTTACGTGATAATCGGTTAATTAACTTATATACCAACAATAGTGCCAGCTTCAATACATCAGTTGGTATTCAACCAGATGTAGAATTCTTAACTCCTGGACAGAATGACACGACTCAAGAGAACGCGTTAAATCGTGACATTGATATGATTTACCAAACTACTCAAGTGGTTAATCTAAATGATTCCAGTATGGGGATGTCCGCACAATCAATTAGCGGTGTGGCATTAATTCAGAGATACCAGCCTATGCAGGCTAAAGCTTACACGAAGTCGCTCAAGATGGATAAGGCTTTACGTTTGCTATTCACTATTCTCTTTGACCAATGGAAAGTAACTGCTAAGGTCAGTGATTTAACCTTTGACCACAAACAAAGCATTCCACACAACGTGAGTGAAGAAGCCGACATTGTCACTAAGCTGAATGGTCAAGTTAGTGATCCAACTAAGTTAAGCTACTTATCTGGTATTGACGACCCTCAAAAAGAAGTTGACCGGTTAGCCGACCAAGAAAAGCAGCAACAAGAAACCAACGCAGCCCCATTACAGCAATTCTTGACCGACCAGCAGAAGGGCGGTGTAGGCAATGGTACTGACAATGAGTCAACAACAGCAAAGGATAAAGGAACTAGTCCAGCTGGACAACCAAACGGACAAGGAAACTGAACAGCATTATGATGAGTGCATGACTTACATTCAAGCGCATCTAATGGCTTTTTATCAGCATTATGCCGGTGAAAATGGTATGACACTTAGTCAGGTCAAACAAAAGGTTTCTCGTTGGGATATGGACCAGTGGAAACAAGCTGTTGATGAGATTGATATGGACGGCTGGCCAAAGGACGCAACTGATCGCGTGAGATTTTACAATATGGCTGCCGGTTTTGATAAATCTAAGATGATTGGTGCAGTAATAGCGCTAGGGATTATCCGAATGACGGTTAAAAATGAACAGACAGTCCAAACACGAAGCCATGTTGATGGCCTTGAAGAAATCAATCGCATGCAGAAAACAATGAGAGTAACCAAGCCACAAAAGAAGAAGCTGACTACTATAATCAATAGTCCAGAAACCCGTCAAGAATGGTCACAATCGCTGTGGGTGGATAGTGATAAGTTAGCTAATGATGTTGAATACTTGGTTAACCAACACCTAAAACACAGCATGTCGCTTGATGACTTGGGCAAATTGCTACAAAAGCATATGAAGAAGAGTCAGTTTAAGCCAAAACAGTCGATAGCTGACCGTACAAAGCAAATGAATTATATTGCTAAGCGG